ATAAGTCCGCCTAGGATCATACGCCCGATATATTTTGGTGAACTCATTCGGCTCTTCGTATAAATCCGAGCACATGGTCTCAAGGCATTTGTTGGGGATAAGTGAACCAACAGAACCACGGAATTTGATACCAAATTCCTGATCAAAACGAGCATCGCCAAGACGAGAACGCTGCTCTTGTTCCCAACCTTCTTTCTTACGGTATGGAGGAACGCGCTGCCAAGGAACCTCAGTCAGATGGAAGCCGTTGTAACGGTCATGGTCTGGGTTCGCCTTGGTGACAATATCATAGAACAAACCTCGCTGACCTTTTGGTGTACTGGTCAGGATGATCTTAGAAGTTTCTGCTGATGCAACAACAGGGAATGTTGATTCCCAGAACTCGAAGTCATTTTCGATAAACGCCACTTCGTCAATGTACAGCAATGCAACAGAACGACCACGAATAGAGTCAGAGGACGTGGCGTAAGCAAAGATCTTGGAACCATTCTCGAACTCTACCAGTGTTGAACCAAACTTCTCAGCGCCTTGCTGAAGGAAGAATGGAAGGTCTTGATAGGCTTTACGAATACGGTCAAGGATCTCTTTCGCCTGGGCTTCTTTGTTCGCGAGTACAGCGATCTCTTTGTCTGAATGGAACAATGCATACCAAAGAAGGAATGCAGCCACCACAGTCGTCTTACCGGACTGGCGGGCCTGTACAACAGCATTGAAACGTTCATCCTGGAAATCACGAAAGAGTTGTTCCTGGTAATCGAACATTTCAAATAGAATGAAGCCACGGTCGATGGTCGTGATCTTGTAATAGTTCTTGGCGAAATACAGGGCATCCATGGAACATTTGATCCACTCTTCTTCCTGTTCCTCGGTCATATCTATTTCAACACGAGCAGCACGGACGGTCGGCTTACGCAAGAACGTTTGATCCATGCGTAACTTCACGTCCTCAACTTTGAACCCTTTCTTCAGAGGTGCGAAATCAATTTGACGTTGGGGTTGTTGCTGATGCATCATCGCCATCTTTCTCTACCTCTACAAATTCGGCTTCGGCTGCTTCATCCGCTGCCTGTTTCTTCTGGGCGTCTTCTGCTGCCTTTTCTGCCTGAAGCTGGCGAGCAACTTCCATAAGATCACGAGAGCTGCGACGGTTGGTTTTGCCTACAGTGACGCGTGTGTTTCCATTCGCATCGGTTTGGACATTCACTTCAGTGTCATCATTCGTCTTTGGCTCTTCACCAACAGTAACATGCTTGAAGTTCTTTTGGTTGTCCATGAGGTCTTTATTAAGCCCGCGCATGAGTTCACCCAGCTCACGAAAGACACTGAAGGCACGGGGCGCTTCTGTAGCAGCTGCCAACTTAGCCGCCTGCTGCATCATGAACATTGTGGCTTCTTGTATTGCATAGGTAGTGTCACGCACACGAACATAATCGGTGCGCACATCACTATGCTCAAACTCCTGCACAGCTGTCTCTTTGCTTTCGACCTTAATGTCCGGGACTTCCATAGGCTGATAACCTTCAGGGGGATCCCCGGTCCAAAGACCAGTTTCTTTGTCATATTCATCTTTGCTGAAATTGGGTGTCATATCTTTAGTCACCCCATCACGAGCCTGTAGAGCATCAAGGGTGTTCAGCAATTGTTCAGACATTTTTGAGTTATTGCTCATTCTTTGTCCTCCGGATGATGGACGCCGTCTTTGTCTACTCGGAACCATTCCGGCAACTCAGACCAGTGAATATCCATACTTAGTCCGCGCTCAATAATCACCTGCTTAATTCGGTTTGGATCTTCTTCATCGTCACCATCTCCTTTCACCCAATAATCGTAGCCGTACAAGAAGCCGTACAGCTCGAAATTGAAGGATCCGTCAAAGTGAGTTGGTTCCGTTCCTTCTCCTTCCCAGTTGTCAATGACAGTATGGCCAGTGAGTTTAATCTTGATGTTCTGGTTCTGTTGGTGTGTATTGTTATCAACAATACGACAATCCAGAGCAGGAAAGAAAGAACCATAAATCTGTTCCACTATCTGCATCATCTCACCGTATTTCTTGGTGCGGACGTTGTATTCCAGAGGAATAATGATAGGCAGGCGATTCTTAGACCGGGCGTTATCGGATACCAACTGATTACCTTTGTTAGAAGTTGACGATTTATCAACCTCAAAGGAATCACCGAACATCATGGTGGCAAACGGTAAGGCATTGGAGCCTTGCTGCTTGTTAAGATTACTGCGACGACCTACAGCTACGCTCACAGGAACCTGAACCAACCCGCGCTCGGTTTTCACTTTCATCTCAGACATAATTGTACTGAACAGCATCAGATAATTATGGAGTGAACCATGATAATAATATTTAGACAATGGACCAGCCATTTTATTCACTCCCCGAAATCAATTTTGGATTTATTAGCAGCCAATGTAGATTCAAATTCATCGGCAAACTCATTATCTGAATCACGAAGACGATCTTTGTATACAGGCTCGTCTTCAGTCGGGTCTTGTATTTGTTCAAGACGCAGAGTGATATCGTCAATGCTACTGTCGCCAGTGTCGATATCTTCGTTACCATAATGGTAGAGTGTACACTGGAGATTGTATGTGTAATACTTACCGAACTGATAGAAGTCTTCATCATCGTTCTGGCGGTTAACTTGGTATATCTGGCCCGATACCGGCAGGTAAATTAGATCACCTTCCTGAGGAACTTGGTCAATTGCCCCGCCTGCTGCTATCTCTTCTTTCCAACGGCGGCGGCTGACCTGGAAGGTTACTTCATCCTGCATTGTCAGCCCACCGAATTTCTCCCACAACATGGAGTTAGCGCCGGTATAATCAGCGATATACATCTCTATGTCGTAGGCTTCAGTAAATTTGTGTTCAGCTTGTTTAAACACCACGTCAGAATCAATGATAGAACGTGGAACATAGCGCACGTCAACGCCGCGCTGCTGAATCATCTCTTGTACGAGATCTTCAATCAGCTTTTGCGTACCGACATGCCCATTATAATTGAAATACTTCGACGTGGCCATAAACGTTCCCCCTTATTGGCTTATTTAGTGTTGAACACTTAGCAGCTATAATAGAGAACCAATAATAGGAGGACGTATGTTTTCAAAAAGTCTGATTGACCTGAACAAGAAATACAGTACTGTGGACGGGCGTGAAGTTCGTTTCATCTGTAAAGATGCAAAGATTGGCGGCGGGCGTTTTGACCTGGTTGCTCTGATCACAGAGCCAGACGGTAACGACTTCATCGAATGGTATGAGAGTTCAACTGCTTATGTCGAAGGGCACGAGTGGGTAATTCCGTGTGACGCTGGTGCCGAGCGCACTATCCGCTTCAGCTAAAAGAAAGGGGCTTCCTGCCCCTTAATATCATCCAACCATGAACTCAATCGGGTACTGTTGACCAGTACGCAAATCTTCTTCGAGTTTATCCATCTCGTCTCTCGCTTCCTGATACATTCCGTCACCATCGAGCTCAATACCACCCGGTAACTTAATGCCACGAGCCTTTTTCAATACTTCACCCCAACGCAACTTGGTACATGCGGTAGCATACGCCTTGAGCCAGATGTCATTCCATACGTCTGAGGCGTCCTCATCCTCGCGTGGATTAACGTTCTCATAACACTCAATGGCTAGCATCTGGTCTGCGGGCGCATAGAAATCCAGCGTCAGGCGGCGCTTATATTTGTTGTAACGGAAGACGTTCTTTTTCCGTAACACAGAGCCAATATCAGCCAGACGTGTTTGCATTGACACGTAGTCAACCAAACGGATAGACGTCAGCCCAGGGCGTGGTGCCAACATAGACGAAGCCATCTGCCACTGAGGAGTTGCCCAGTTACCAATGGATTCGAAAGACGGCCCATCTAGGATCTCAGTCACGTCATGGATATTGTCCGGAAGAATGATGTAATTACGGTCAATATCTTCTTTGGTGATTTTGTACAGGTACGCAGTCTGAATACTGCCGTCACGATGATACTCCCAAAACTTTTGCAGAGCATCTGTGATAGCATCTTCAACCTGAGATTCGTCAAGGTTGATCTGTATTACCGGCGCGCCCAGCTTCCTGAGAATGTATTGGGCAAACTCTTTTTCATTTTTGAGCGCCATTTCTGCGATCCTCAATCTGCATAGAGTTAACCTGTTGGCGCAACTGACTGACATCGTTACCGAGGGTTGTTGAGTTGGCTTTCAGGTCACGCATGTTCTCTTTCACATACGTCAGGTCAGTGCTTAGTACCGCCATCTGGTTGCCTATCAGGTTGACTTTATCAACCACGATATCAATCTTGTTGGAACTTGATTCCAAGTTCTTGACACGGTTATCAAGACCACCCATAAACCAGGCGAAGGTTGCACCTGACACAATAGCAGAAGTCAGGATGCCGGTCAGGATAGACTTATAATCGATTACAGCACGATCACTATTCGGAGTCGACATTGGTTTCTTCCTCTGTTTGTTCAGGCTGTAGGCTATCTGGTACACCCACATGAGCCAACATTGCTGCCATTTGATTTTGAAGTTGTGCAAGCTGAACTGCCTGCTCCTCAATAATCTGGTCTTGCGTTTCCTGGCGCTGGCGTCCACGTAATGCAGCTTGGGCTGCTTCAGTGTTGTTAGACAGTATCAGACCAGGGATTGAGCCGCTACGAACCAAGTTCGCATGACCTTTTACTTTGATTCCCCGCATACATCACCTCTTGAAGTATAGTTGGGAGGGTAGTTTCCTACCCTCTCATGATACTACTTATGCCAGCGCAATTAAGCGGAAGTCTTTTGAAGATGGAGCAGCACTGCGATTACCACGGATCAGCGTCCGTACCTTCAGCCCAATGAATGGGTTGGTGGCCGTAGTCGTGTAATCATACTCATATTCAAAGAAATTCGACCCATCGTTGACCAGAGGTGCCAGCGGCTTCAGCGTAACCCAGGCCACAGTATCAGAGGTCTCACCAGAACGGATCGGCTTGATCTGTACAACCATAGAGGACTGACTCGGCAAAAGCATACCAAAGAACAGCTTGGCAGTCGTACATGCACTGTTGAATCCAATATCTTTGGTAACGTATGTAAACACGTCCTCAAATGGATCAACACAGAAGCTGTTCAGAACAATGGTGAAATCCGAAGAGTCAATCTGTGGTGCAATGTACGGATTGCTTGTTCCCGGCGTCAGCGTAGCCCGTACCTGGAAGTCATTCTGAGTACGATAGATGCCTTCGGTCGGTAACAGCACGTCAGTATCAGCTGTAAACTCAAACCACTCTGAGAAGGAGTTTGAGGAAGCGTCGCGGTAACGATACTCCAGCTTCATCTCTGTACCATTAACGGCAGTACTGGTCACACTTGCATAGAACATATTGACCAGATAGTTTCCTTTGAACGAACCGTTCTCTCCACCAATATTTCCAGTACTGTCCGCATTGCTAGAAGTCGTTACCTTAAAAGTGCTGAAGGTAGCGTCAGTAACAACAAAGGAACGGTTGATATTACCATCAACCCAACCAAGGGCAGGCGTCAACCCATGCATAGAAACGGTATCGCCCGCTGTCAGACCATGACCGATTGAGGTCACTGTAATCACAGGAGAACCTGCTTTACAGGAAAGAGCATTGGCGATCAAAGGACGATACTGAGGCTCCAGCTTCGGCGTGAATGTGATCACGTTTGGCTTCTGTGCGTATTTTGAACGATATACGCGGAACTTCAGGTCAGCCATCTGGTTCGGTGTCCAAGAAGAACCGTTAGATGATGTGAAGAACACACCAGTGTACGGCTGTTTGGCAATATACTCGTTGCTCAACAAATTCTTCTTGCCCATCTCAGCGATGAATGCATTGTAATCCTGGGTGTTGGCCAGAAGAACAATTGCAAACTCTGTATTGGCTTCCAGGTAAACCGGGTAATCCAACGTGAAGCGAGTTGGAGCTGACGAGTCGGTTGAAACAGAAACCTGGCTCGGGTTCAGCGTCTTACGGGCGATAACAGTTGAAGATGGCAGACCGTTCTCCATCTCACGAAGTTCCATTGTTACAGGAATATCACGTGATTTGGTTGAAAAGAACACGTCGAATGCTTCAACATATTCGCCGCCACGGTATGTCTGAACGATGAAAGATTGAGCAATTGGATCGTTCCAGATATCAACAATCTGTTCGCCTGAGTTGTTAGTCTCAGTACCGCGCCCGGTAACAGTGTAGCCCAACACACGCGTGTTCACATAGGTCTTCTGGATGCCTTGCTTTTTACCAAATGACTTATGAACTGCTTCAGAAGCAGTACGAGTGTTGTCTTCGTCCTTGCTGTTGGTCGGGCTATCGGTCAGGCGGAAAACGTTATCGCCTGTGTTGAACTTCAGAGTGTCGTTACAAGGCACCTTAAAGTCACCGACCACAGAACCATTGGCATCTGTTACCAGCTGTTCGCCCGTTGCTTTACCCAATGGCTGGCAATTAGCGTTCACATCGCGACCTGAGAAGAAGGCATACACGTTAGTGAACGGGCGCATACCAGCACCTTCAAAGCGAATCGTGGAGTTACGCATGTATGGGATAACCTGCGTTTCAACAATCTGCTCACCTGTGAAAGTAGTGGTAGTGGTGTCTGTGTACGCATAGGTGGTCACATCGCGTACAGAGATCGTGGTACGGTAGCGATAACCGAAATACACGCCGCCTGCACCATGCGGTTCCCAAACACGCTCAGAAACGCTCACAGTACGCCATGTGCCGTACACTGTTCCTGGCTGAATTGCGCCACGAGTGTTGATGGTTTCGTTGATGATTCGTGGAGCAACGTAATAGTTCTCAAACCAGTAGTCTGTGGTTGGAGTTAGCTTGATGTAGCCGTTCCAGTTGAAAACAGCGTATGGGTTGACGTTGATAGTTGACGTCGCGTATTCCTGAGACACCGAAATATCAAGCGTTGACTCACAGCACACAATACCATCTTTGACATAATCCCATACAGGGACTGCCATGTCGATCACGTTCTGTTGTGTAAACGGGCGCAGGCGACCATTTTCACTATCGATAGAACCCAACCAGTCTACAGACAGGTCATCAATCAGACGGAAATCTTTGAATGGGTCAGCTGCAATCCCGTTTTTGTAGCGCGGGTTGCCCGTTACCGGATCAAACACTTCCTGCGTAGCTGCAGTAGATTCCAACTGAGAAAGAGTGGTGTAATACTCAATATTCTCAATTCTTTTCTCCAGCTTACCGATGTCACGCATGGTGTAGTTGCGGTTATCAATAGTGGTGATAGCAACCTGATCAATCTTTGGTGTGTATGGTGGTATGGTCAGCTCATACAGGCGCATCGCATTATCAGGGATTGGTGGTGAAACCAGATTCTGAGAACTGATACCGCGAGCAACACCGAACCGACCTTCAGACGAAACATAGATTGCGTCAATACGCGGCAAGTAGTATTGAAGATCCATGACAATAGCTGAGTTCGGGCGAACCATATCAGTATCGGACACGCCTGCTGTAATCTTAGGACGGAAATCCAGAGAGTCAGCCAGACCATAGATAATGCCTGAAGATTGTGATGTATAGTTCGGGATATCTTCATATGCCATGGAGGTGTATGAATCTGCTGAGAAGAAATCACCGGCGCTGTGAGAGAAGAAAGAATATTTCACTGTGAACACGCCAGTGATATTCCCGGCTACTGAATTCAGAGTTGACCGATAGTAAGCAGCGTCACGCTGGCCGCCTTCAATGGAAAACTTAGAAGTAACATCATTGCCCTTTTCATCACGAACCTGGATCAGTTTCTGGCCATCATGGTTTGCCAGCTGAAAAGATGCAGATGCTGTGAAGGTAGCAGTCTCTGTGACTTCTGTCAGGGTTTTGGTTTTGATATTCGCAGTTGTACGAACCATCATTGCCATCACGTTGATTGTCTGGTTGGCGTTACCGCTACCTAAATTCAGTGTCAGCGCAGAGCCTGATGGAGTACCAGCCAGCGCCAATTTACCAGAGATATCAATCTGCGCCACAGTTCCATCAGACTTGGCACCTGCATACAAAGAAAACTCAGGTGAAAAGCTGAAGCCTGCCGGAGCTGAAACAGAACCTGTGCCAGCAGCATCCAGCGCAATCAGATAAGTTCTGAACATGCTGTAGTTGATGTCAATAGATTCGCCGCTTACCAGACTCTTAACACCAAACACCGGCAGATCAAACAGAAGATCGATAGAAGAAGACGCAATGAACTGCGGGCTGTCTAGATCCGAGATGAACCGGGTCACACCAGATTCCTGATAAGAAATCTTGGCGAAAGTAGTGCGATCACCAGTCCAGGTGATATCACGCAGATACAGCTTGAACTCAGCGCCAGTACGTTCGGCAGAAATCAACAGAGCTGTACCAATCTGAGTGCCTGTTGAGGTCAGCAGACGGTAGCGAACAGACTTACTGATAACCGGAACACCTTTAGAATTCTTTGTGACCAGATAGTTACCTGTAGCTACAGCGACTGGAATGTTGTTCAGTTTGGCAGTATCACGGGCCTTGTCAATCACAACCAGTTCTTCACCCACATTCTGAACGCGGTATCCGCGGACATAAGATGTGCCTGGCTTCAACACTGCCACGAATTTGCTTGCATCCCCGTTTTCTTCAGGAGAGTAAACGCCGCCATTACCATCTTCACGCAGATGCTCACGAATATCGATCTGATTGG